TTTTTAAAATCCGATTATACTCATTATGTGTACCTAGAAGATGATATGAAACTTACAGCGGAAACTATGGCTTACTGGAAGTATACTAAAAGTTTATTTAAAGAAAAGAATTTAAACTTTATACCTGCCATTCATCGTATCGAATATAAAGATGGCGTTGCGGTATCATTGGATGCTACAAGAAAACCTGGTGTTTGTGATGCAATTATTTTAGATGATGAAAAATATATTTTTCTTCCAGAGCCATATCAAGGTATGTTTATTATGGATAGAGAAGATGTTATTGAACATTTGAATTCTCAGTTTTCTAAGATTGGCCAATATCATAATTATGGCATCAGAGAATCGGCCAACATTGGCAATATGTATGTTAATGTACCTCAAGGATATTCTCATCGTGCAGTAGTACCAGTAAAGAACTTTGAGAAATGTTGGGTGCATCATGTGGCCAATAACTATGCCGACAACCTAAATACTCCTCATGCTAAAATACCGGCCAAGGATTTATTAGATGGCAATTAAAAACAAAGAATCGTACCGTGATAACCCCCTACTAAAACGAGTAGGCGTTCAGGTTAACTTTTCAGAAGAACAAGTTGAAGAATACATCAAGTGTTCTAAAGACCCAATTTACTTTGCCAAATATATTAAGATTATTACTCTTGATGAAGGTGTTGTACCTTTTAAAATGTATGACTTTCAAGAGGACATGATTAAAACGTTTCATAATAATCGTTTTACTATTATGAAATGTCCTCGTCAGGTTGGTAAAACTACTACCACCGTTGCATACCTCCTTTGGTCTATTCTATTCCAAGATTCACAATCAATTGCTGTTCTTGCCAACCGTGGTGAAACTGCTCGTGGTATTTTAGGTAAACTTCAGTTAGCATATGAAAATCTACCTATGTGGTTGCAACAAGGTGTTGTAGAGTGGAACAAAGGTCGTGTTGAATTAGAAAATGGTTCTGTAATCATTGCATCTTCAACATCAGGTTCTGCGGCTCGTTCCGGTTCGTTTAATATTGTGTTCTTAGATGAGTTTGCTTTCGTACCGGCAAATATTGCAACCGACTTTATCACATCCGTGTATCCAGTTATTACTGCTGGTACGAAAACAAAGATTATTATTGTTTCTACTCCTAATGGTATGAATCTTTTCTATAAGATTTGGACCGATGCAGTTAATAAAAATAATAATTATGTTCCGTTTGAAGTTCATTGGTCTATGGTACCTGGTCGTGATGAGGCTTGGAAAGAAGAAACCATCCGTAATACTTCTGAATACCAGTTTCGACAAGAGTTTGAAACTGAGTTCTTAGGTTCTAGTAATACTCTTATCTCAGGTAAAAAATTACAATCAATGGCATTTAAAAATCCTATTGCGGTGCATGATAAGATTAATATCTATGAACATCCGACCAAAGAAGATGGTGAAAAACTTAAAGACCATCTATACGCAATAACAGTCGATGTGTCGGAAGGTCGAAATTTGGATTGTTCTGCGTTCTCTGTATTTGATATATCTACCACACCATATCGACAAGTTGCAACTTATAAGAGTTCGTCAATTTCACCTATTCTATTTCCAACCATCATACATAATACAGCAAGGTACTATAATGATGCATATATTTTAATTGAAATTAATAACAATCCGCAAGTCGCTGACGTTATTCACCAAGATTTAGAGTATGAGAATTTATGGAAAGTATTTACAGGTAACAAACAACCACAACAATTGTCATCCGGTTTTGGTCGTGGAGTTCAAATGGGTGTCAAAATGTCACCAGCAGTTAAGAGAGTTGGTTGTTCCACTCTTAAAACTCTGATTGAAAGTGACAAATTGGAGATAGTTGACTTTGATACTATCTCTGAACTTACCACTTTTGTAGCCAATAAGACCTCTTTTGCGGCTGAAGGTGATGCAAACGATGACATGGCCATGACTTTGGTTCTGTTTGCGTGGGCAGCAACACAAAAGTATTTTAAAGAAATTGTTAACCACGATATCAGAAAACAGATTCAGTTGGAGAATATGAACCAGCTGGATGAAGAAGTTTTACCTGCACCCATTATAGAAACTGGCGTTGATAGACCAGGATTTGAGGTTTATGATGGCGATGTATGGGAAGTACCTGATGGTGGAGAAGTTTATGCAGGCTTTATGCGAGATGTAATGAGGAATCTCTAAATATGGCCTTTGATAAATATTATCATGGTATTCTAACTGCCAATACAACATCATATTCAAGGAGATAATCAAATGGCATTCCAAATCTCTCCAGGCGTAAACGTATCCGAAATCGACTTAACAACAGTCATTCCTTCGGTACAAACTACTGCCGGTGCTTTTGCAGGACCTTTTGTATGGGGCCCAGCAAATCTAAGAACTACGGTTGATAGTGAAATTACACTAGTCAGCAAATTCGGTAAACCAGATAACAACACTGCTACTTCATTCTTTACTGCCGCTTCGTATTTGGCATACGGTAATAATTTAAAAGTTGTTCGTTCTGTTGGTGCAAATAGCTTTAACGCCAAAGCAAATACTCAAGCTTCTGGAGTTCAGATTGCAAATGAAGTATACAACCCATATGTTAACGCAACAGATAATGCCAACGCTTTAGGTGCTTTCGTTGCTCGTTATCCAGGTGCTTTTGGTAACTCTTTAACTGTTTCTATTATTGATTCATCAAGCAACTTTGCAACATGGAACGTCAACGGAGTTTTAGTTGGTTCTTATTTTGGTGGTGCACCAGGAACCTCTACTCAAGCAGCTCAAGCCGGTGCAGCAAATGACGAAATTCATATCGTTGTTGTTGACGATGACGGATTGTTTACTGGTGTTAAAAATACCATTCTTGAAACTTTCCCGTACCTATCTAAAGCTACTGATGCTACTGATTCTTTGGGTAATTCAAATTACTACAAAACTAAGTTGTTCAATAACTCCAAATACATCTATGCTGCTGACCATCCTGACTATGCTAATACCAAGTTATCATGGGGCAACACCTTTGCTGCAGGCGGAAGCTTTGCAACTTTAGGTAACACAGCAAATAAAGTAGTCACAACACCATTATCTGGTGGTACTGATGATGTTCCAACAATTGCAAACTTAAACACTTCATTTGGTTACTTTGCAAGTGTTGAAGATTCGGACATTTCTTTGGTAATGACAGGTGGTGCAAATACTGTTGTTCAACAATATGTTATTGACAACGTTGCTAATGCAAGAAAAGATTGCGTAGCATTTGTTTCTCCTCCATCTTCTACTGTTGTTAACCAATACGGAAATGAAGCTGCAAACATTTTGGCTTGGAACACAACACTAGCACGTTCATCTTCATATGCTGTTGCCGATTCTGGTTGGAAGTATATGTTTGACAAATACAACAACATCTACCGTTATGTTCCATTGAACGGAGATATTGCTGGTCTTTGCGTAAACACCGACAATGTTCGTGACCCATGGTTCTCACCTGCTGGTTTCAATCGTGGTAATGTTAAAAACGTAGTTCGTTTAGCATACAACCCAAGCAAAACTGACCGAGATAATCTTTACGCTGTAGGTATTAATCCTGTTGTTTCTTTCCCTGGACAAGGTATCGTTCTTTACGGAGATAAAACACTACAATCTAAACCATCTGCGTTTGACCGTATTAATGTTCGTAGATTGTTTATTGTGTTGGAAAAAGCAATTGCAACTGCTGCTAAGTTCTCATTGTTTGAATTCAATGATGAGTTTACCCGTGCTCAGTTTGTTGCATTAGTAACTCCATTCTTGCGTGATATCCAAGGTCGCCGTGGTATCTATGACTTCCGTGTTGTTTGTGATAATACAAATAATACAGACCAAGTTATTAGTGCCAATCAGTTTGTTGGTGACATCTATATCAAACCTGCTCGTTCTATCAACTTTATCCAGTTGAATTTCGTTGCAGTAAGAACTGGTGTCGATTTCACAGAAGTCGTTGGTAAGTTCTAATAAATAATACAACGATATAGGAGATTACAAATGGCATTCAATGTAGCAGAATTTAGAGCGAATATGATTGGTGACGGTGCCCGTCCCAATCTGTTCCAAGTAACATTAACTTTCCCAGCTATTGCCGCAAACGGTACAGCTGCTGGCCAAAAAGCAACATTTATGGCCAAAGCAGCTCAGTTACCTGGTTCTACTATTGGTCAAGTTCCAGTTTACTACTTCGGTCGTGAATTGAAATTTGCTGGTAACAGAACATTTGCTGACTGGACATTACAAATCATTAACGATGAAGATTTTACAATCCGTAATTCTATCGAATCATGGATGAATTCAATCAACAGCCATGCGGGAAATGTCCGTAACGCTGCTGCAATGAGTCCTTCTTCATATACAGTTGATGCTACCGTTACTCAATACGGTAAAGCTGGCGATGCTTTGAAAACTTACAAATTTGTTGGAATGTATCCACTCGATTTGGCACCAATTGATTTAGATTGGTCATCAAACGACACTATTGAAGAATATGGCGTAACATTTGCCTATCAATGGTGGGAAACTGATACAACTAGTTAATTTTTATTATATTACGGAAGAGGTTTCGGCCTCTTCCATTATGTTTTTTTGATTTGGAACTAAAATACTATGGCAAATAAATTCTCACTTTTCGGTTTTACAATTGCTCGGAACAAGGATGAAGAAACCAAGTCCGTGGAGCAATCCTTTTCGCCTCCATCAAACGATGATGGTGCAATTACTATTCAATCTGCCGCATATTATGGTACTTACGTTGACCTTGACGGCACAGCAAAAAATGATGTAGAACTCATTTCTCGTTATCGTGAAATGGCCATGCAACCAGAAATTGAATCGGCAATCGATGATATTATTGGTGAAGCAATCTGCCAAGACGATGACGGCAAGAACATTAAGATTGTTCTGGACAATTTAAAACAACCAGATAAAATTAAAAATTCGATTAAAGAAGAATTTAATACCGTTTTAAAGTTGTTAAATTACAATAACTTAGCGCAAGATATTTTTCGTAGATATTATGTTGATGGTAAAATGTATTACCACATCATTATCGATAGAACAAAACCTAATGAAGGTATTAAAGAACTAAGATATATCGACCCACGCAAACTCCGTAAGGTGCGTGAAGTCAAGAAACAAAAAGATGAAAGAACTGGTGTGGAACTGGTTAACATCATTAATGAATACTACATCTTTAATGATAAGGTCACCACAGGTTCATCGCAAAATTTTGGACCTATCGGTACACGCATCACTACTGATTCCATCATCTCCGTGGTTTCTGGCCTTATGGACAGTCGCCGTGCAGTAGTTCTATCTTATCTACACAAAGCAATCAAACCACTCAACCAATTAAGGATGATTGAAGATGCTACAGTCATATATCGTATCAGTCGTGCTCCTGAACGCCGTATTTTTTATATTGACGTGGGTAACCTTCCGAAATTAAAAGCGGAACAATATCTTCGTGATATTATGGTCAAGTATAAGAACAAACTGGTATATGATGCCTCTACTGGTGAAGTTCGTGATGACCGTAAACATCTTTCTATGTTAGAAGATTTCTGGTTACCTCGCCGTGAAGGTGGAAAAGGCACAGAAATTACTACATTACCTGGTGGTCAAAACCTAGGTGAGTTGGAAGATGTCAAATATTTCGAAAAGAAATTATACAAAGCACTTAATGTTCCTATTTCACGTTTGAATCCTGAAACATCTGGATTTTCACTTGGTCGTTCCAATGAAATTACCCGTGACGAATTGAAGTTTGCAAAGTTTGTAGACCGTATTCGTAACAAGTTTGCTGATTTGTTTGACCAAGCGTTGAGAGTTCAATGTGTCCTTAAAGGTATTTGTACCAATGAGGAATGGGATGAAATGAAGGAAAACATTCACTATGACTTTATTAAAGATAATAATTTTAGTGAATTAAAAGATGCAGAATTAATGCGTGACCGTTTATCTTTGTTGGCAACAATTGATCCATATACAGGTCGTTACTTCTCTCAAACTTGGATTCAACGTAATGTATTGCGTTTAACCGATGATGAAATCAAGTCAATGGAAAAAGAAATTGATACCGAAAAAGAAGCAGGCCTTGGTTTACCGGTTGGTGTAATGAATGACGTTGCATCACAACAGATGATGTCACAAGTACCACAACAACCAGGCAATCCGTTGGATATGCAACACGCTTTGGAGTTACAAGATAAACAAAACCAAGCGGCAGGACCACAAAAAGAAGAAGTTGAAAATACTATAACCAGATTGAAAAGAATATTATAAATATTTGATTGGAGAATAAAAAATGACAGATAGAAACATTATTGATTACGCACAAGATGACAATGCGGTAGAGTTTAGAGATGCTCTATATGCATCAATTCACGATAAAGTAACGGCACATATTGAAGCCAAAAAGCAAGAAATTGCACAAAATTTAATTAATCCGCAACAACCGGATGAAGCTACGGCAGAGGATATTGCAGTTGAAAACACTTAAAGAGTTTCGTTCTGAAGTATTAAAAGAGGACCATAATAATTCTATGGATCCTCCTAATATGCTAATCATGAAACGAAAGTCAATTAGGCAATTCCCTAATAATCAAAGGGTTGCATTATATTATGTGGACAAAATTAATAAATATGTAACAGTACCTTATACCGCAATGCAATGGAGTTCGGGCGGACCAACTTCATCGCCAGCAGAAGAACAATAATAGGATAAAAAATGGCAAACGCATTTACATACCAAGTAATAAAAGATACCACCGAACACGCTGTTATTAAACTAACAGGTAAATTTGACGGATCAGGTCAAGAAGATAACGCTTCTCGCATCCAAGCAAATACATTGTATGGTGCTTTAAATGCAAACGCAGTACCTGGTTTATTATCTTCTGGTGGATCCGCATTACCATTCTACGGTTTAAATGTTTATCGTTGCTGGTATGATGCAGTCAATTCAAACTCTGCTGACTTAGAGTTGTATTGGAATGCACAAAACCAAACAACATTGTTTTTCTTATCAGGCAATTCAGAATATGATGGTGCAGGAAATTGGGTAACTATTCCAAACTCTGCAAAAGGCACAACCGGTTGCAACGGTGACATTGGTTTAAGAACAAGAGGATTTGCTGCCAATAATTCATATACTATTGTAATTGAATTGCGTAAAGATAACCAATATTACCAACGTGGTCAATTGAATGATCCTGCAGCCTTTAACTATGGCGCATATTCATTGAAACCATAATGAGTGTTTTAGTTTCAAAACTTCTATCGAATAATCTTGTAGAAGCAAAAAACGAATTGGAAGTAAAAATTAAAAACTTGGTTATGGAAAAACTTAACCAAGTTAGATTGCGTATTGCGGCAGAATTAGGTGATGAATTTGGTGTTGATTTAGTAACCGAAGCAAATGTAATGAGAATGGGTCGTACCAAGTTAGTTAAGGTTCGAGTTCGTAAAGGCAAGGTACAACGCCGTAAGAAGTTGTCGGCAGTTAAAGGCTATACAATTCGTGGTGGTAAGTTAACACGAATGAGTCCGTTAGAGCGTAGGCATCGTAAGTTGTCCGCAAAACGGTCAAAGTTTAAAAGAAGAGCTAAGTTAAGGCAATCTCTTAGAAAAAGAAGAATATCTTTAAGAAAAAGAACGGCATTAGGACTATAAAAATGAAACTAATCAAAGAAATTAACGAAACCGTAAGTTACCTAGAAGAAGAATCTAATGGTAAAAAGGTTTTGCATATCGAAGGACCTTTTCTGGTTGCGGAGAAAAAGAACCGCAATGGTAGATTGTATGAATTCAATACCATGAGAAAAGAAGTTGCTCGATATACTGAAGATTATATCAATAAACAACGTGCTTTTGGTGAATTAGGTCATCCTGAAACACCTACAATTAACTTAGACCGTGTATCACACATGATTACAAGCTTGCGTGAAGATGGTAATACATGGATTGGTAAAGCAAAAATATTAGATACTCCAATGGGAAATATCGCCAAGAGTTTAATCGAAGGTGGTGCTCAATTAGGTGTATCTTCAAGAGGCATGGGCTCATTGAAAAACGTTAACGGTGTTAATGTTGTTCAGCCCGATTTCTATCTAGCCACAGCGGCAGATATTGTAGCAGACCCTTCCGCACCTGGTGCTTTTGTGCAAGGTATTATGGAAGGCAAAGAGTGGATGTTAGTCAATGGTGTTTGGACAGAACAGGATCATTCTCAGGCGATTCAACAGATTCGTCAGGCAACACGCCGAGAGATTGAGGAAGTAAGTCTACGCATTTTTGAGAACTTCATGAAAAAACTTTAAATATAAATATATCCAATAAATCAAGGAGATTTTCAAAATGGGAAAATTTAATCTGTCCGAAGCCGCTAAAGAAGTTCTTACAGCTAATGTAGCTGGTAAGAAAAGTGGCCAAGAATCTGGTGTAGGTAAAACTGCACTTAACCCTAATGTTGCTTATGGTACACACGAAGCCGGTGACATTGGTTCAAGAGTTACTAAAACTACCGATGCTGGTCCTGATGCACACAAAGGTGCTCCAACAGCAACTCCTCCAGGTGCCACACCTCCTGTTGGTTCTGAGCCAATGAAGCATTTAGATAAAAAATTCAATGCTCAAGGTGAGGGCCGTAAAGATTTGGAAGATAATGAAGAAGCTCATGAAGTTGGTGACGAACTATACCAAGACCGTATTGCTCGTAAACCTGCTAAATTGGTTAAGCAAACTTTCAAACCAAACCCTGGCGCACACTTCCAATCTTATGACCAAGAAACTACAACTAATGAAGAAGTAGTTGCTGAAGAAAAAGAAAAAGGTGAGAAGCATTCTGACGCCGAAGAAGATAAAGAAATGGTAAAGAAAATGATTAAAAAAGAAAAAATGAAAGAAGATATGGATGCATTGTTGTCCGGTGAAAATCTTTCAGAAGAATTTGTTGCTAAAGCAGCTACCATTTTTGAAGCCGCAGTTGTTGCTCGTGCTGAAGAAGTTATTGCTGAAGCTGAAGCTCAATTACAAGAGCAGTTTGAATCTGCTGTTGAAGAAATCAAAGAAGATTTGGCTGCCAAAGTTGATGGTTACCTCAACTATATGGTAGAAGAATGGATGCAAGAAAACGAACTCGCAGTCGAAAAAGGTCTCCGTGCTGAAATCGTGGAAGACTTTATTGGTGGATTGCGTAACTTGTTCGTTGAACATTACATCGACATTCCTGCCGACAAGGTAGATGTTGTTGAAGAATTGACTTCTAAAGTTGAAGAACTCGAAGCTTCTTTAAACGAACAAATCAACAAAGGTGTTGAATTAACCAAAGAGTTAAACGAACAGAAAAAAATTGAGGCTATCTACACAGCGTGTGAAGGCCTGTCGCAGACACAAGTAGAAAAATTGAAATCGCTCGCAGAGAACGTTGAATTTACTACTGAAGAAGAATTTGCTGGTAAACTAAACACTTTGAAAGAATCATATTTCAAGTCAGAAGTTAAAGCAGCAGATACATCTGCGTTGGACGATGAAGTTCAAATTGATGAAGAAGTAAAACCAAAACAAAATGTTTTTGCTGATGCATCAATGGAAATTTACGCAAAAACCATTTCACAAACTTTGAAATAAAATACACTAAAAAGGAATAAAAAATGTATTTAACAGAAGAACTACAAAAGAAATGGGATCCAGTTCTGAATCATCCAGAACTCGAATCCATTAAAGACCCATACAAGAAAGCTGTTACAGCTCTTGTTTTGGAAAATCAACAACAAGCTATGCGTCAAGATGCAATGGCTTTGAATGAGGCAACTGCTTCTGCTCCTACTAACGTAGCTGGTGGCGTTTCCAATTTCGACCCAATCTTGATTTCTTTGGTACGCCGTGCGTTGCCTAATCTAATCGCTTATGACGTTGCTGGTGTTCAGCCAATGACAGGTCCTACAGGTTTGATTTTTGCAATGCGTGCTCGTTACGCTAACCAAGGTGGTGGTGAGGCTTTCTATAACGAAGCTAACACAATGTTCTCTGGTACAGGTTCTGCCAATAACCCATACGGTTTCACTGGTACAACTGCAACAGATACAGCAACAACTTTCCAAAATCAAGTTGGTGCTAACACAACATCTGGTATTGCAATCCCAACTCCAGCTGCTGAAGGTCTAGGCGCTGATGCTAACACAGCATTTGCTCAAATGGCATTCACAATTGAGAAAGTTACTGTAACTGCTCAATCACGTGCTTTGAAAGCTGAGTATTCATTAGAACTCGCACAAGACTTGAAAGCAATTCATGGTCTTGACGCTGAAACAGAATTGTCTAACATTCTGTCTACTGAAATCCTTGCTGAAATCAACCGTGAAGTTATCCGTACCATTTACAATACTGCCGTTGGTGGTGCTCAGTATGGTACAACAACTGCTGGTACATTCGACTTAGACACCGATTCAAACGGTCGTTGGTCTGTTGAGCGTTTCAAAGGTTTGATTTTCCAAATTGAACGTGATGCTAACGTTATTGCTAAGCAAACTCGTAGAGGTAAAGGTAATGTTCTTATCGTTTCTTCTGACGTAGCTTCTGCAATGGCAATGGCTGGTGTTCTCCAGTATACTCCTGCTTTGCAATCTGACTTGCAAGTTGATGATACAGGTAACACATTTGCTGGTTTGTTACATGGTCGTATCAAGGTTTACATCGACCCATACTTTGGTGGTTACACAAGTAACTCCGAGTTAGTAACAATCGGTTACAAAGGTTCTAGCCCTTATGATGCTGGTCTGTTCTATTGCCCATACGTTCCATTACAAATGGTTCGTGCAGTTGACCAGTTCACATTCCAACCTAAGATTGGTTTCAAAACTCGTTACGGTATGGTAGCCAACCCATTCGCACAAGGTTTGA